TAATGATACTGTTGCAAGAAAAGTAGCAGAACAAATGTCAAAAATGAATACTCCTAAACCAGCAGTTGTAAAACAACAAGTGCAATTCCAAACACCAAAACCAGCACCTGTACCAGTTAAAAAACCATCTAAATTTGCAGGGGGAATTAAACCGATTTGGGCAGTTGGGATGGATATATAATTTATTCTTCATTAAATTTTTTTAAAATATAGTCTATAAGTTGGGGAGGGACTTGATAAGATGTTTCTTTACTTACTCTTTGCACTCCACCTCTAACACGATTATGATGGCTACCTTGTATTGATTCGTGATGACAATTATTAACTACATTTTTTCTTTTATAAAAACATTTTTCTAAATTTAATTGTTTATTACTAAATATATCCGTATTTTTCATATATGGAAATCCATATTTACAATAAGAACATTCATTTATTATAGGTTTAAAATCAATCATATATTTACTATATCTCATTAATGCCCTTGGATTTTCTATTAAATATAATGAAGGTTTAAAATACTCTATAATCTCTAAAACTTTTTTTAAATATAAATCTCCTTTTTTTGCAATATCTGTTTTTGGGGTCATATCTACTTTTAATCTATGTTTACCGCCTCCCATAGTAGAAAATGACTGACAAGGAGGAGAAGCCCATATTATTTTAAAATATCCACTTGGAAATTGTTTATAATCCCATTCTAATAAATCACAACAAAACGATGGATTAAACTTTTCTAATAAATCTAACGTATAAGTATTATAGCCATATTTAATCGCTATTTTACTAAAACTTTTAGTTCCACTGCATAACTCTAAACTATTCATTTATATATGTATATGACATATATTTATACACAAATAATAACAATTATCAAAGTAATTAAAAATAAATACATTTTGTTTTTAATTTTTTCATCATTTTTTTTATTTTTTTTTTTATAATTTAATGGGGCTAACTTATTACGAGCCATTTTACTATAAATATTTATAATATTTTTTTTCCTCTACAATCATTTTTATTATTCTTGCAAATACATATATTCTCAAAATTACTATCTTGATAAATAGTTTCATTAGAGAAATTCACAATAAATGTACTAAATTTTTTATCTGTTACATTTTTAAATAATTGCATAAATTGTTTTTTTGAATCCATAAAGTTAATATCAGCCTCTATTAATTCAATTTGTTTATTAGAACATTTATTGAGGATCATGCCTGAGCAGTTCTCTCTGGCTGTTGTGTTTAATTGACTGTATTTTTGAGCTGTAACTAATGTACTAATGAGATATTTTCTCCCATTACACATTAGTCTATCAAGTGCCGACTCTTTTTTACTTGTTTTCATTTTATTTGTATATGATAGGTCATCAAACAGAATCAATTTTTGAGATGGTCGCTCTTTCATTGCAATTGATTCATTGTAATCTTCAACTAACATATCATAAACAACATTTATTTCATCATCATTATATCTATCAAAAAGGTTTTCTTCTGGAATATCTAATTCTTTTATTATAGTTTCTATTTTCTTATCGCCTTTTAATGATCCAGAAAAAATATATATATCCTCGGCTTTGAAATCATCACGATACATATCTTTTCTTAGTAATAAATTACCTAAAAATGAACTTTTTCCATTTCCAGATTTTCCAATTAATAAAAGCCTCATAGGTAAATCAAATAATTTATTTTTTTTAATTGTATAACTATCTGTATTATCTTTCATTTTATAAATTTTCATATTATATATTATAATATATTAGAAAAATATTTTAATTAAATTATATTTTATTTCTATTTAATAGTAATATAAATGGAAGATATAAATTCATATAATTCAGCTATAAGTAGTGCAAATTTATTAAGAAATGCTAATTTTGGCACTCTTTCAGAACAAAGTGATAGACTTGTATCACAGGAAGAAGAAACAAGGTCTAAAATAGAAGGGGCAACTTTACCTTTTGAAGTCCCAGCTTTGGATGCTACATTAGGACCACTTGCAAAAAAAGCACTTGTTAAAGCGGGTTTAAGAAGTGAAGATGCAGATTCGGATGAGGGAATTATCAAATCTATTGGTAAGAAAGGATTAAAAAAAATTTTAGAAAAATTAAAAGGAGACACACCAGATACTCCACCAGCAACAGCTCCACCAGCAACAGCACCAACAACTGCACCAACAACTGCACCAACAACTGCACCAGCAACTGCACCAGCAGGTGAAAGCGACGCAGTAAAACAATTAAGAACATTACAACAAGATGCGGAAGATTTACGTGATAAAACAGCGGGAGAATTACAAGATGCAAAAGATAGTGTTCCTTTACGAGAACAAGATTTACAGGACGCTCAAAATTTAGTTGATGCAAATAGTGAAAGGGCATTAGCGGAGGCAGGATCACCTATAAAATTAAGCCAACAGACATCAGATGCAAGTGATAGAGCAGATTTAAATCAAGCAAGAAATGATTTGGATGATGCAAAACAAGCAGTTATTGATAAAACTAATGATTTAGACACACATACTAATCTTGCTAATCAAGCAAAAGCTGATGTTGAAAATGCAACTAAAACAGCAGGTGAAGATGAAGCAGAGGCTGGCGGTGAGAAGCTCGCATCAAGTGGTGCTAAAAGTTTAGCTCAAAGATTAGCAGAAAAAGCGGGATTAGCAGAGGCAGATGGGGGAGGTCCGGAGGATGTTGGAGCTGATATTGTGGCGGGTGCATTAGCCATTGGTTCATTATTTGCATCTATTTTTGGAAAGAAAATTAAAAGACCAGATCCTGAGGATGGATTAGCACAATATCAAATGCATGTTAGTCAAGGTTTTGGCTTATCTGGAAATTGAAATTATATTTCATTAATACAAACTTTGTTTGTGAAATTAAGATGTTTTTTTGTTTTATAATGTCTATGTATATGATTTTTAGTTAATGTAGATCCACATTCACAAGTAACCATAGTTGATGATTTTTTTAATAGTATTTCATCTCTATTATCATAATATCTAATTAATCTTTTTTGTTTTAATGATTCATAATTATCATTATAATATTCTTTTTGTGTTCTGTTAGGAATATATTTATTTAATAAATTATCATTATTTTTTATAAATTGTTTTTCAATTTCATGTAAATCTTTTTTATCATTTACTAAAACTTTTAATAATATATCAAATTGAAAATTATTAATAGTCCCGTTATTTCTAATAAAATCATACAAATTATTTTGTTCATGAAATATATTTTCACTGCTGTATCTATGTTGTCTAATTCTTCTTTTAAAATTATTTGTTGACCCAATATAACAATCTTTTATTTTTGGATCTTTGCAACTTATTTTGTATATATAACTATACATCTATATATATTATATAGAAAATAAATATAAATTAAACTAAATGTTTTTTTCTACATATAATATATATTATGAAATATTGTAATAATTGCAGAATGATTACGGGATATTTTAGTGGCGATAGATGTGAATATTGTAGGGATATTAAAAGATGTTAAAAAATGATACTATTTAAATATATAATTTATATATATTAATAAAATGAATAATAAAGAATCTAATTATTTAAAAAATCAAATAAATATTAAAGATAAGCGAATTAAAAAAACTAAATGTTATAGATGCAGAAGTGGGGTTTTAATAAATGATTATATTAAACATATTGAATCACTTAAATGTCAAGAAAAATCTTGGGATTTATGGGTAGCATCGGATAATATGGAGGGGCATAATGGAAGCAATTATGGTATCTGTATAGATGATGATTAAATTATTCAAAGAATTATACTCCTACTTTTAACTTTTTTCACATTGATACGTTTTTAAAAATATATTTTTTGATTTTTTTTTTTCAAATTTCAAATCATACTAACTTAAAAAATCTTATAAGTAGGATCATTTTTAATCATTATTATTACTCTTTAACAAAAGTAATAATAATTAGATGATTCTAAATATATATATATATATAAATCCCGCAAATATCTATTCAAATTCATCCTCATCATATTCTAATATATCTTCTTCCAGATTCATATGTTTCAAATGCTCTTTTATTTTATCTTTATTAAATATATAATAATCATGATATTCTTTATTAATATAAATTTTTTTCTTATTTATTCCAATATCCGCTAATAAAGCCTTTATTGTTTTAAAATTAGTTTTTATAAAATCTAAATCTTGCGATAATAAATAATCTTTATAATTTTGATAAAAATCATTTGATTTAATTAATATATTACCAGTTTTTTTATGTGTTTTATATTCTTCCTCATCATAATATTCATCAATATTATTTCTAATAAATAATTCATTCAAATAATTATAAATAGGATTAGTGCAATTTTCTTGTAATTCTTTATATGCATCAGTTAATGGTCTATCATTTCTCAAATCTAATTTAATTTTATAATTTTTGAAATATTCATATAATGTTTTAATATCATCATCATTATTTTTAAGATCTACTAATTGCTTAAAATAATCTTTATCAGGCTTTTGAAAGTGTGCTTTAAATACAACAAATCGTCTATCATCATGCGGAATCTCTAATGGTGATATATTATTACTCATAATAAATATTCTCAAATAATTATTTTGTTTATATTGTTTAATATTCTTTTCATTAATATTTGTAAATTCCTCAGTAATTAAATTTTTAATTTTTTCTTTTTGACTGTATCCGTCTTTACCTTCTAATTCATTTAATTGTAAAATAATTTTATCTTTTATACTTGGATTAAAACCTCCAAAAATTTCTTCTAAATTTGCTGTTCTATATACATATTTATTACCGATAAATCTACTAATAATATCTAATAATAAATCTTTACCAAATCCTTGTTTTGATTTAAACATAATTGCAACACTTGGTAATTTATCAGGATTTTGAATTATATCTGAAATATAATTAATTAAATATTCAACACTATCTTTATTATGATTTGTTAATAATGATAAATGTTTATAAAATAATTCTATTGCTTTTTCATTATACTTATAATCATTTATGAATTCTCCTTCAAATCCTTGAAATGTATTGAAATAATCAACATTTATTTCATCATTTAATTTAGGTATAAAATTAATATTCTTATAACTTCTAATATTACTATCCCTTATCCATTCCTCAAAAAGATCTTTATCTTTATATTTTATACCATTTTCAGTTTCAACTATTTCTTGATAAACATATTTATTTTTTTTAACTAAATCTTTATATTCAGTTTTATTATATAAGCCGTATTCTAAATATTTTCCTTTTTTATATGTTCTACCATACATCAATGGATGTTCTATCATAAAATGATCTTTTTCAAATATTTTTCTAATTATTTCATATCCTGAAATATCAAAATTTTCATTACTTATAATATGAGAATCTAAAACTGATAAATAATCTTCATCAAATTCTTTAACTTTGAAAGATAAATCATATCCACATTTATCAAATATATATTTATTTAATCCATTTATTAATTTTACATCAAATAATTTTTTTTCTATCATTATTCCATCAGCACACAATACAACATTATTATTTAATATATAACCTTTATCTTTTGAATAATTATACATTTCCATTAAAATATTACATTCAATTTCCTGCAAAAAATAAGATACAGTTGAACCAAGTGCATTAAAATATTCATCTTTTTTATTTTTTTCTGCTAATAAATATAAATTTTTATTATTATCTACTATTTTTTGACCTATTTTTTTTAATTCATTGTAAAAATTTTGGAGTTCTGTTGTTATTTTTACATTTAATAATTTATTATCTTTACTCCATTTATTAAAAGATCCAAAATATAATAATCTAATAAATAAATTTTTTGCTTTTTCTTTATTAACTTTATAATTATCCATTACATGATTTAACATAACATCTCTATTTTTTACATAATGTTCTAAATTTGGGGTTGGATAATGATTTTTTTTACATAATTGTAATAATAATTCATGATGACAACATACAATATCAACATCTACGTATTTATTCTTTGCTAATGTGTGTCTAATTTCTCGTCTTATATTATGTAAGCCTAAACTCCGAACAGGTAATACTCGCCCTATATTATTTAATGATTTTGATTTTTTATAAGTTACTTTAACTTTTTTAAGGTCTTTATTATAGTTCTTTCGGTACGATAATAATTGTGTTTTTTCATTGTCATATATTTTTGTTCTCATTTTATCAGAAAACGTTTTTGATAATAAATCAGAGTTTAAAAGTTTATCTAAAATTTTAATATCAATATCTTCGTAACATACTATATTATTAAAATTGGTTGTTTTAATTTGCAATTTAAAATTATTTGAAATCATTTTATATATATATATATATAAAATAATTTTTCTTTAAATGAAAAATAGATGTTTAAAAAAAACTATATATTTTTTATTTAGAAATTATAGATTTTAATTCCTGAATTTCTTTTTTTAATTTATGTGTTTTACTTCTATTGTGGTTTTGCCATGAAAAGGTTTTAATATATTTATCACAAAGTTCACAATGTTTTGTTTTATTTCCATATTTTGATTGATACTTTTTCCGCCTTGCAATAAAATCTTTATCTAATTGTACTTTTTCAGTAATAATAATTTCATTATTTTCTATTTGTTTTTCTAACATACTATATATAATATTATAGATGTTTTTTTAAATGTTTTTTTAAATGTTTTTAATTTTAATTTCTTTCTTTTGCCATGTGTTGCTCACGAAGAGAACCTTTAATTTGTTTTTGTTCGTTGCTATCTTCTATTTGAGGCGGTATTTTAGGAGCCTTGATTATTTCAATAAAAACTGTATTATCAGGTCCTAATCCAGTTGCAAGATTTTTAGTTGAATCCAATATCCTAATACCAAAACTTTGGAGCATTTGAGGTTCTCCTGAATGCTGGTAAATAAAACTATCCGCACTATTTGTACTTGTAAAATTTGAACTATTAAAATATGTATTAGCAATACCTGCAACATTTTTCATATTTCCAAAATCAGAGGTTAAAAGATTATTTTTAAATTTACTTTCAATTTCTATTAAATAATAAGCATTTTCATTAATATTGTTTAAAATTACATTTCGTGCATATATACTATTGATTCCTGCAATTTCAATTTGAGTACCGACAACAGGAGGTATTACTTCTTTAAAATTAGAATTTTTACTTATACCCATATCATTAATCATAAATGGTGCCGTAATATTTCTACCCTCTTCATAATTAATATATGGGAGCAGTGTTAATTCATTAACTGTTAAATATTCGTTTGCATTTCCTGTAATTGCAGGATCTAATGTGTCATAATCTGGTTGAACTGTTATATCATTTAAATCAAACCCGCATATATTATCCCAGAATCCATCAGGTGAACTTGTCATTGATGTTAAAGCAATTCCTCCCATTGCTTTTGTATAAAATGTTTTTGGTTCTGCACAATTATAAGGGATACCATCACCGCCTTTATTAGGATTATAATCATTTTGACTTACTGTTATAATTTCATTAGTTTGTACTCCTGTTGTTGCTGTTCCATAATATGGGGTATGCATATATTCTATAAAAAATTTATTAGATTGGTCGTCATATTGCACATCAAATTGAGATGTACCGACCCAGTATTCATTTTTATTTAAAGGATCATCATAATTATAAATTCCAATATAAGAATTCTTATATATACCTTGTACTATGGGATATGTTAGATTAAAAAGACCATCTTTTGCCTTTATTGTATCTTTGTACACTTGACTATTTACATTCAATAAAAATTGATGTTCTGGTGTACCTGTACCTGTTTTAATCAATAAACTATTACTTGCTGTTAAATCAAATATATTATTTTTTGTTGTTTCTTGAAATATTTTAGATATTCTACTTGCGATTTCTGATGGGGCGTATTTGCCCTTTGCAATAGTCCCACTTTTAGTTCCAATTATGGGCTCATACGCTGACATTCCAGATGGTAAATTAGATTTTGTAAAAAAAGCCGGATTATTATATCCTTCTATTATACGACCAATTCTGAGATTATCAGGAGTTATATATAAATATGGGGGGGTTGTGTTTTTATTGGCTAATATTTTACCAATTTTAATTTTTGTTTGATAATCACCATTAGGTAAAACTGGTATATTTCCATGATATATTTCCTCAATTCCCGAAAAATTATAATACCGAAATTGATATGGTATACCTCCCCAATTCCCAGCCCCTGTATCAGTTCTGTAAAATTGTACTTCTGTATAAATTGCAAATTCTGTATTAGATACTGCAAATTTTTTTGTTAAATTCTGTATTTGTCCTGTAATCGTTCCAGAGACAGTTTGGCCAATAGTGGTTTCTTGTAGGGTTGGGGGGTTCCCTAAAATTTGCAAACCGACATCTGCATAATTATCAAACCCCGATTGTCCTGCATCCGAAAAATTATATTCATAATATAAAAAATTTATTGTTAACGTGTAATCCTCATTTAGTTCTATGTACTCGTTGGATATTGGGACAGTGTCTACAAAAGCATTTCTAATAAGAATTTGGTCGTTCTCTTCAAGTAAAATATTTTCATTCAAAGTCGTTATATAATCTCCATTAGCCATTGATTTTGTATTATCGTTTAATTGCCTTGTTTCAATAATTATTGATGTCATATATATATATTATAATATATTAGAAAAAGTTTTTTATATTATATTATATTTAAAAACAAATTAATAATATAAAATAGTAAATGAATAAGGGAACAATATATATTATTAAATGTAAAGATAAAAAAATAAAAGATTGTTATATCGGGTCAACAACTAATTTAGAATTACGAAAACAAAAACATAAATTTGATTGTATGGACGGTACATCAAAAGTATATAAATTTATTAAAGCAAATGGTAATTTTGATAATTTTGAATTTGAAATATTAGAAGATAATATTGAATTTGATCATAAAAAAAAATTAAATTCAATAGAAAGATATTATATTGAAGAATTCAAATCAAGTTTAAATATGATTATACCAACAAGGACACGGAAAGAATATTATGAAATTAATAAAGATAAAATAAAAGAATATAAAGATGAATATTATAAAAATAATAAAGATAAAGCTAAAAAATATTATGAAAATAATAAAGATAAAATTAGTTTTAAAATTACATGTATTTGTGGTTCTGAATTTAGAAAAGATAGCTATTTAAAACATTGTAAAAGTAATAAACATTTACAATATATAGAAAATAATAATTAATATTTCTTTTTTTTAACTTTTTTATTTGATTTCGGTTTTTTACCCATATCAAATAATTGTTCTTTTTTCTTTTTTGGTGGCTTTCTTTTAATTTTATCTTCACCTTTCATTTCTTTCAACTTTTGAACTTGCAAATCCTCATTCTCACTATACATATTAAGATGACATAGATTTTTTTTTCCTAATTGTATCTTTTTTAATTATTTTATTTAATATTTTTATTTCATTTTGAGTGAGTTGAAGATCACAGAATTTAACATCTTTAATATCTGTTGTTAATTCATGGTGTATGGAACACTCGCTATTGCATTCGAAAGAATTCAAAAAAGATTTTAAAGTATTTCCCATATTAAATATAAATTAGAAAATAATATCTAAAATATATATAATGGTTAGTAAAATAGATTTATTAGATCTTACCAAATCACAACTACAAACTATGATAAAAGAAATAAAAAAAAAATTAAATTTAGGCATTACAGGTAAAAATAAAGAAGAGTTAGTTGATACTATTTACAATTTACATAATAAAAATAAATTTAGTGGTAAAAAATTATTATCATTTGATAATTCAGGTCATATTCAAATACCAGAAAGAAAAATAAAAGAACCAAATATTAAAAAATTAGAACAAAAAAAAGTTAAAATGTTAAAAGAAACTAAAAAAGGACAATTAGGATTGTTGCAAAAAGCATTTCAAAAAATAGAAAATCCATCTTTGGGTCAGATAGAGGCATTTAAAGCAAAATTAAGACAAATTAAAAAAATGAAATAAAAAATATATAGTATATATATATAATGGCTGGATTTCATACAAAAACATTTTTAAAACATGATGATTATATGACAGATTTAAAAACTTGGGAAAGTATTATTCATTTAATACCTGATAGTTATAAGATATGGTCTCCATTTTATGGAGATGGAAAACAAAAAGAACATTTTAAAAAATTAGGATTTAATATAATTCATGAAAAAAAAAATTTTTTTACTTATAATCCCGAAAATTATGATATAATTGTAGATAATCCCCCTTTTACTATTAAAAAAGAAATATTCACAAGATTAAAAGAATTAAATAAACCATTTATTATATTATGTCCTTCAAGTATGATAAACACAGTATATTTGAGAAATTTATTTAAAAATGATAAATTACAAATATTGATCCCACGACGAAGAATACAATTTATAAAAGATGGAATTGAAAAAGAGAATAGATGCAACTTTGACTGTTTCTTTTATTGTTATAAAATGAATTTTGATAATGATATTACTTTTCTTAATTAATATAATGAATAAAGTTATTATTTATATTAAAAATATTATTAATAAATATATATATTTGTTTTTTAGTTTGGAATATAATATTATAAAATCTAATTAAATATATACATATGCTTGATACAGAAAAAAAAGAATATCAAAAAGAATATTATAAAAAAAATAAACAAATAATAAAAGAAAAAGCAAAATTATATTATGAAAAAAATAAAGAAAAATATAATAGACGGCAAAAAATTTACAATAAAAAATATTATATGCAAAGAAAATATAAACCAGTAGATAATATAGAACAAGTAAAAGTTATAAGTAATACTGTATATTTTAATTAATATCTTTTATAATTGTGTCTTCAATTCCCATCATTAAATTTTTTAGATCTTCTGCAAATGATGTTTTCATAACATTTCCAGCTAATCTTTCCATTTTTCTTTTAGTTTCAATTTTATCAATCATTTCAATAATATCTTTTTGATAAAAATACGATCCAAATAAATACGAATACATTATATTAAAATATAAAATAATAACAGAAATAATTTGATTATTTAAAATATTCCTACTTATAACAATTTTTAAGTTATTACGATTTGAAATTTGAAAAAATAAAATCAAAAAATATATTTTTAAAAACGTATTAATGTG